TTAATCCAATATCGTTTTCAGATATGCCTCGTATTCATAGGGAATGCCTATGTCCTGTGTTTTATAATACCGCAAAAAGTCAACGGGGAAGGTAAAGTTTCCATCGTGATATACTCCAGCATTAAACTCCTCGCCAGTGAACATGTCAGTACAAATTTCGCTTGCGAGCCAATCCCCCAGAGATTCTATGTGATTAATTACCTTTTCCTTATCTATATCATTTTTGAACGACAAAAAATCCTCATATTCATCCGTTGGTTCCCCGTATGGCATCCCTTCCCAGAAGCCGAATGTGAGTTTTCCGTTTTCAATTATCATTTCAATCTCCTCCGTTCATTTGGCTTGTATGCGTTAAAGAACCCCTTATTGTTTCTTCCTATTTCAAATGTACCATCATCATTGAAAATTAGCAAGTCATTGGGTGCATAAACAGTAACACCAAGTGCATTTGCCAGTTCTTCGGCAAAGCAATAGTCATCATCCGTTTTCCTACCGGTATTGCACGACAAAAGCCGTATCTCCTGACCATTATAGTCCTTGTTATGCTTTATTATTGCTGCCAGCAATCTTGGTGACATATTCACTTCTCGACCGCCAAACGCAACAGATTGCGATGTTCCATGCATAGCAACATCGAACTTATTCCCATCGGGTTTGACTAATTTTGCTCTTTCAAAAAGGACATCGTCCTTTGAAAACGCAGTGAATCCCTGTTTGATTTTGGTTGTGCCTCTTGCAACTATTTCGCCGAGCTTATCTCTTGCGTCGGCATAGAATGATTCTTCAGAAAAATCTTCTTCTGCTTCTTTAATCAACCGCTGCAGTTCAGCTTCGCGCGATTTTATGTGATCCGCGTAGATGGTGGGCATTGAGGCGATTGACTCAAATTCTGTCTTGCGGGAGTTCTGCATAGCCTTTTCTATTTGCCTCTGCAGCAGTCTTTGGGTGTAAAGATTACCGTTTCTCTTCGCCTGTTTCAGGAGTTGTTCGGTATATAACAGCGGAAACTGTTCGCTCGTAGTCCTGCCGCTCAAGCTTGGCATACGCTTTGTAAACTGCTCACTTCCATTGACAACCTCGAGGAAGTCTGCTACACTTATATTAGTAAGAGTGCCATCGGCGATGTGCTGCGCATCTATTTGCGTACCCACCGTGTTAACGTTGGTGCTCTTATTTTGCGTCTTATTACTTGCAATAAGAATGTGTAAGGTTGGGTCGCGGTTATCAAAGAACTTGACCGTCATTTTAACAGGTATCAGTCTTTCTCCATCCTGTAGTACACTGAACAATGTAGCCGCCGCCTGCACGTGTCCGTCCGATGTGGGCGGTTTTTCGTCAACATGAGCTTCTGCGGGATATGCGTTCTCGCAAAGTTCTTTGAGGTTGGCATTTACGAGAGCAAGGTCGTCAAAGTTCTTTCCGCTTTCCTGTTCTTGATGCCCCAAACTCCGTCTAAGTCCATTTCCCGAATACTCAAAGCTTACATCAAGTGCGGGGTTCTGGTACTTTGTGAATATACCCAGTTTGCGCAAGATTGGTGCAAGATATTTGCCCGCATCCTGCTTGCGCACTCCGCTTAACATAGACTTGTCAAAATGCTCTCCGCTTCCCTTTTGGGCGGCGGTTATTTTTATACTCGCATTTTTCAAGCGCTCATTTCTTTCGCTCTCGCTTTCTGTCACCATTTTTCTAAGCGTCACACTGTCTCCGCGAGCAATTGAACTTGCCGTTTCCTCTGCAGCCTGAGCTGTTACGCTCTCAAGGTCTTCCGCGGTGGGGAGTTTGCCGTTTCCTCCGCGAATAATGTCTGCAGTTCCAAAAAGCACCGAAGTAATGCCGCCGACAAGCGCATTATACCAAGCATCTTTGCTTACTTCTTTCCAACTGCGCTCGTCCATTTTGGTGGTAAGTTTATCGATATACTTTTGTCCATACTCCGCAATGAATTCTTCCGCGCCTTCACCGACAGCACCGATGATAATATTGAGCGCAGTTTTGCCCGCTTCGGACTTGGCAACCTTGTTAACAAACCATGTGAGAGCGTTATCTGCAGCACCGCCTCCCAACGAACCCGCAAAGCCGAACATCTTTTCGGTTGCGAGCTCAACGGTGGCAGTTCCGAGAGCATAAATGGATGCCTCGGACTCAACAGCCCCGTTTTTTAATGCGCTCTGCTTTGCGTTGCCGTAGGCGCTTGCGAAGGTAATGACCTCACCAAGACCGGGTACGAGGCGGGTCGGCATTTTTGCAAGCATACCGCCTGCGCCTTGTGCCACATCGCCTATAAGGTTGCCGACCTTGCCGAAATCCGCATCGGCGAATTTCTCCTCGGTCTCTGCAACATAGTTATCTCCGAAGTTAGTCAACGTCTTGGTTGGGCGCTGAGTGATATTCTCCGCCTGTTGGGCGTTTATGCCGTACTTGTCGATATGACTTTCCATAGCTGCTTTTGCATAAGGGTTCTTTGTGCTTGCAGCAGCTCCCCGCAGAGCGTTGTTGTGCTGAAGCTCTCCGCTTTTGACCATTCCCTGATACCAGTACCCCGCAGCGTTTGCCGTGCCTTCCACAGCTTCCGCTGCACCGCCTACAAACTTGCGCCCGACATAGTTTCCAAAGGAGGGCTTTTCCACCAACCGGCGGTAACCCGCGTTATTGGCCTGCACTCCCGCAGCGAAGCCCGTCAGGGGCTTTGTGCTTGCAGGTTGCGGCGATGTTTGCGGCGTGGTGTGGTCGTCGCGCCCTACGGTGGGGTGCAAACGAAAAAACACCCTGCAATGTGTCTTTCCACACTGCAGGGTGTCGATATTTTGTTTTTTTATCTATTGGTCATTAGACTATCCAATTCATTCTATAGTTCCAAGATATTCGCCACTGTTTATCAGTTCAAGGTTTTCCATAGGCGGTACACTGAACCACTCAACTCGTCCATTTTCTTTAAACACATAGAACATTGGTGCGGGTGTCAAAACAGTATCTTTATCCGCGCTGAAAATAAATGCCCATCGATCCTTTATTTCAGCCGCAGCACCATGTTTAAAGTTCGGGAATTTTTCCGCCTTTATTTCTTTCGCAATAGATAATGCCTTTTCAAACGTAATCATAAAATTCACCTTTAGGTCAACAATCGGTATAGCTTATCTATCTCTGGAAGAACATTTTCGGAAAACAACTTGCCATCCACTTTGAATGAATCCAGCAATTCTCCTATGCTTTGAAACTCACCAAAATACATAGGTTCGTTGTCAGTTTTCAGTTCGCCAAAGCCTATATTATCAACCCATATAACTAGCGAATTTGGAGAAATCCCAATCATTCCCTCATGCATCGCCGTACGAAAATTAAACTGACCGCCTGTCACTGCCAATTCCTCATAAAATTGATTTCGTGTCATTTTTTTGCCCCCTCATTTATGCAGCACTCAAAAATTAAATCTGATGGTATGTTGTCATCTATTCGCCATATACTGGTTTGACCTCTAACCACCATATCAAAATAACGACTGCAGTCACTATCGCCTGTTTGTGGATCTATGAATACCGTTGTGCCGTTTCGCTGTTCAGCAACAAATACATGTCCTTTGATGTCGGGATAATTATCTCGCCATGCAACCAACACTTCTGCCCTTGCTCCATTGCCCCATTTGGCCATTTGTTCTTTGATTTGCTGCAATCCATTGCCTTTAACGCACCAAACACGTTCCTGTCTTTTCCACGCCGCTATTGCATTATTCGCCAAAATATCATCAAGCACATTGCCTTGAAGCGGTTTAGCAACAACCCTAAATCCTCTTCTTCGCATTTCGTATGCAGGCACGCAGCGTTGGCAGTTATTTCTCCACTCATAGTTATGTGTGCTAAAGTTTGGGTTTACGGCGACCAAGTCTTCTTCTGCCGAAGTAATGCCAACTTTTCTGTCAAAACAATCCGTAACTGCTCCTGCGAATATTGTATCACTATTTGCATCATTTTCAAGGTCAACATTCAGGCCATCGGAGGTCTCATAATTCTCCAGCATATTGTGTTCGCGCATATAGTCCGCGTAGATGGTGGGCGTTGGGGTGCTTGCGCTTATATCTGTCTTGCTATGGTTTTTCAGTACTTTTTCCATTTGCCGCTGCAGCAGCCTTTGGGTATAATGATTTCCGTTTTTCTTCGCCTGCTCCGCAAGTCGTTCCAGATAGAGGAAAGAAGTTGGCTCTTGCGGTGTCTTTAAACTGTATTGTCCGTTGACTGTTTCATCCTTTTGTGATAAACTGTATTTGGAAGGTTGAGCATTGGCCTCTCTGTTTTCTGAGGGGTTCACGTCGGCATGTAAAGTCCGCCGGGTGTCCATCCTTCCATTTTGTTTCTCTGCGTTAAAACTGTAAACGAAATTACCGTCGCTCCGCTCTTTTACATTTATCGTAACACGATACGGGATGGCTTCCGTTTCTCCATATTCCCGAAACAAAATGTCATTAACAAAGTAATGCCATTCCCTTACGCCATTGTGGGTAATGGAGGATTTCCCTTCCTCATCTTTTGAGTAATTATACTCAGATTCCGAGGCTATCTGATAATAATCATCGGCTAGATCAAGGGTCGCTCTCCTTTCCGCGGCAGTTCCGTGGCGATTGCCTCCCATCAGTTTTGATGCATCAGATGGCTCGTTTCCACTTTCATCGTAAGTTGGATCGAATTGGGCTTGTATGGTACGTGTGGTGCCATCTGGATTATGAATCACAAGGTTTATAGGTCTTTTACTCCACACATTCTTAATATAGCTCAATATGCGTTGTGCCTTGATGGACTTAGGTGTTCCTGCGGGAAAATTTGCTTCATAAATCCCTCTTCCGTCTTGAGTATACCCCTTAAAAGAAAGTTTTTCACCGCCGCTCTCCTGAGCGGCGTTTTTTTGTGTGCTCTCTATATTTTGCGTCTGATTCACAGCGGCATTCAGCGTTTCGGAAAGGCGCTGTTCAACCTGTCGAAGTCGGGCGGCGTACTCACTGTCCATAAGCCTCAGCCTGATTTCGTGGATGAAGTCGCGCAGTTTCTGCATAAGACTTCGGTCTCCTCTGTTTTTTGCTATAAAGCGTTCGAGTTCCCCTTTGTCCTCCAACAGTCTGCCGACATAATCCGCAACGACCTCATCCATTGCATTCTCTTTGTTTATATCTTTCCCGTATTTTGCATAGTTGACCTGCATTTTCCGAATAGCGGCATCCACACTCTCGCTGTTAGCCGCAATCGTGTCACGAAGCCGAGAATATTCCTTCGGTGCGAGTTCCTGCATACGATGGGTTATTTCGTGTCCGAAAAGGAAGCGTACCGGATTGGGGTTGCCTTTTTCTATGAGTACAGTTCCGTTTGCTATCTGCGCATTCGCCATACCTCCGGCAATACTGTCCGCAAACAACACCTTTATCCCCAATGCCTTTGCAACAGTATTGATGATATCTGCAGTCTTACTATCTATATTTCTGCGCACAAACGAATCGTAGACAAGTCCGCCTTCTTCTCCATATACCATCATAGGATTTTCATCGTTTAAACTGTCGGCAACTCTGTTTTCTCTTTTGGGAAGTTTCGCCAGCACATCCTCATAGGCGGTCACAAATTCAGCATTTTCTGGCTGTGTGCTCACAGAAACATCCGTTATTGACTCGGCAGCATTTTGCGTAGCTTCGAACACTCCGCCGGTCAGGGTGCCCATAAGGGCGTTATAGGCCACCTCACTCCAGTCTATATTAAGCTTGTCCCCGGTGACAATGCTCTTAAAGATGGGCTCCAGAACTGCCTGCAAAGCTTCCTCTGAGCCCTCTTTTATCGCACTGCCTCCGGTTTTGAGGATGAATTTGAGAATACCGTTTTCAACGCCGCTGGCTGCCTTAATAACATCGTCGGTAACTCCGCCCAGTCGGCTAATACCACCCATTATTCTCTGAAGGCAAGCTTCGCTTGCACCCACGGCCAGTCCGTAAGCCCAGGCCTGTCCCTCGGTCATTCCTTCCCTAAGTCCCTGCTGATATGCATTGCCGCCCGCAGAAATTCCATGCATTGCAATACCCGCTGGACCTCCAACAAGCACGCTGGGCAGCATATTGCCAACCGTCACGCCCAGGTCATAGGCTATTTGACCAGCCTTGCCCAGATCCTCCTTGATGTACTGGGAGGCATAGTTGAGGCTATTCTCGGGCAATTTCTGTCCGGTCACCGCTCCGTAAGCTCCCAGCGCACCCGCCATCCAGTTGGTAACGCCGGTACCCAGGGAGTTGGCTATCAAAGCCCCGGTCTTCCAGTCGCTGTTTTGAATGGCTCTGGCAACTCTTTGCCCATATCGATGGTTGACCGTTGTTCGCATAAACTCATAGTATTGTTCCGCTGATTCCTTGCCATACTTGCCGAGAAGATAGTTGTGTATCTTCTGTTCATCTCTGGTAAGGAGGTCGAACCCTGTATAGCTACCTTCGTAAATTTCAGCGCTGACATTGCCTAAATGGCTTCCCCCATCGGGATTATCCCGCAGTTCGCTCTCCATTCCCGCACCTATTTTCGCATATTTGTCAAAGTCGGGCGCATACGTCAGCTTCTCATAATTGATGTAGCTCAGTTCGGCGATCTGCTGGTCTATTTTTTCTATCTGACTGTCATATTCCGCTCCTCTTTTTGCAAGCTCGGTTCCGTAGTCAAAGCGATTGGTATAGTCATAACCTTTTTCTCTTCGCTCTGTACCGGTCAAGGGCTCCGTCCAGATATACTTCCCGGGATCGGAGTACATATCCGCCTTTTCAGCCTCAAGGTTTTGTCTCTGCTGCTCCAGTTCGCGCAGAGTGGCAAGGCGTTCTGTGCCGGTGAGCCCCGCCGTGCGTCTCTGTTCCTCCTGTGCTGCGGTCTTCTGCGCTGCTCTCAACGCATCGTTGTAGTTCTCCAGACGCTCCGTGCCCGTAAGTCCTCTGTTTGCATAAAGGTCAAGGGTATTCAAGTCCTTCTTTATCTGCTCCTGATTGGCAGCGACCTCCCGAAGCTCCGTGCCCGTCATTGGACTGTTCTGTCTCCTCTCTGCCGCTTGCACTTCTGCAGGAAGAGAGTAGGTAAGGCGTTTTGCTGCATCGGCAGCAGGCTTCATATACTCGGGCTGACTCTGTGTTGCGGCAGTTAAAGAGCCCTTATAGTTCAGTCCTGCATTGAGTGCGCCGCTCAATGCTGCTGTTGCCTGATTTGTCGTTTTATCCGCCGCACTCGTTGCCAACGCTCTGTAACCCGCATTATTCGCCTGAACTCCCGCGGCAAAGCCGGTCAGGGGCTTGGCGGCTGCAGGTTGCGCGGGTTTCGTCGTTCCTTTGTAAACTTCCCAAAATTTTGCCATATACTATTTCCTGACTATACCGTATTTGGCAAGCAGAGTATCGGTTTTGATCGTCTGATCTTCGTTCATATCTCCGGATACCTGATCCATATAATTGCCGAGCGCAGTGTAACTGCCGCTGCGCAGCAAGGTGGCTATATTGTTGTATACGTGATCCCATTCACTTGCTTTTATTCCGAGTGAACTGTTATTCAAGGTATTGTACCCTTTGCCATATGTGGGCTTTTCTTCACGTTTGCCTCCGCTGTATCTCACCTTGGGTGCATTGGCTGCCTCCCACGCGGCTTTCAATGCGGCTATCTGCTCATCGGTATAACCCAGCTCCTTATAGCCGCTGAAGTCTCCGATTGATGCCATTGTATTGGCGCGCTCCGCTGCGTTGGCGCTGTAATCCTGCAGCACGTTCATGGCATTGCTGCTGCCTTTCGCCTCGATATCGCTTATGCCCCGCTGGCGATTTTTCTCGTTCTGCAGCAGTCGGTCATGATACAAAGTTTCAAGACCGAGGTTTGTGCTCTCACTAAGTCCGCCGGATATGCCCTGCGCCGAAAGCTGCTGGGGCAGGGTTTTCTTGCTCTTCATATAGTCCCGGTAGAGCTGGGTATTCATACCCTCATAATCCGCATTAAGATTGTTTATCTGTCTCTGGGTGTCCGCGTTAAGCTGCTCCAGTCGCTTGGCGTATATGCTCTCCGAGGGGATATTAAGCCCGGGCACATCCTCCGTATAGCCCTTCTTGCGTCTCCCCTGTGCGTCTATGTAAGTTGTATTTGCCATTTTCTCTCTCCTTTCATCTGTGCGCCTCTATGTTGAGGTGCTTTTCCAGTTTGTCTATTGCCTTTGTCACGGGGCCGTTGCAGCCCTGTTCCTGCAGTCCTTTCAAACAAGCAAGAACGCCGTAGACGAGGACGGTTTGTTCCTCCTTTATTGCCTGTATTTCCTTATCCTGTGTCTTCTGCCTATCCACAAAGCGGATTGCCCACGCCACAATGCCGAAAAGGACACCTAAAGCGGAGATGAAGGCGGCGGCTGTTATTACCGTCGTTGCGCTCAGTTCTATGCTCATTGGCTTCATCCTCCGTTTATGAGTTTTTCCCAAGTGAGGCAGCCGCACTCTCCGTCAGCAACAAGACCCATATCCTTCTGGAAGCGTTTGAGGGCGCTCTCGGTGTTTGCGCCAAATTCGCTGTCCACGCCGACGGTGCAGTAGCCTCTGTCGGTGAGAAGGGTCTGCATTGCCCATACCGCGCCGCCCTCGGCGCCCCTTTTCAGCAAAGGCAGGGGCGTGAGCATCGTGACCGTTTGCGGCGCGATGAGGGCATCGCGCCCTACGGAAGGGTTGGCGGTGTTGTTTGGCGCGCCGGCGTCGTCGCGCCCTATGAGGCTGCCGTTTTCCAGTGCCATTGCGGTGTGTCCGCTTGTGCGGACAAGAATGTCACCCCGCTTGAGGTAATCGCCGCTCAGGAGATACTTGCTGTCCGTGAGCTTTTCGTAATCTCCGCTCTTGACAAAGGCGTCCACCATATTCCAAGTGACAAGCCCGTTTACTCCATAACCGAGGTTAGCACCTCCAACGATAGCGCACACGTGCATAAGGCTTGAGCAGTCGCACTCGCAGTCGTCGGTGATTTTGGAAAGGTCAAAGTTTACGAGTTTTGCATAGCGATAGAGGGTGTTGCGGCTGTTCTGGTCATAGCCTATATGCTTATTGGCGCAGGCCGCCTCGCAGGCCTTTGCGGATTTCTCCGCTATCTCTGCGGACTTGGGTCGTAGTATCACATCCCAATTTGCGTTGTACCAAGAGCGAATACAAACCTCGCCTCCTGTCTGGTCTCCCGCTGTGCCTCCGCTTGCTTTGCCTCTTTCGTCTATTGAGGCGTGTCCTATTTTTATCGCCATTGTTTATCCCTCCTTACTCTGCGTACTCAACGCCATATCTGTCGAACAGCTCTTTCACGCTGTTTTCTTTCAAAAGCTTCTGCTGCTGACCCTGATTAAGCGCGGCGTACACCGTCTGCAAGGCCGCTTTGGTCTCTTCGAAAACGATGTTGGCGGCATTGCTCCATTTATTCATCCAAAGTCACCCCCAGTTTGTTCAGCGCCTTCTGCATATCTTCTATAAGCGCTCTTTCATACTCCCGCTGCGCTGCGTCCAATTCGGCGAAGTCCACCCAAGGGGCAATCATCTCACCGCTGAACACCTCGCCGTCCTCTCTCGTCCAGCTCTCGCCTTCGGGAACAAAGCGGTAGCCCTCAATGAAAGCATCGCACTTTCCGTCAAAGAAGTCTGTTTCAACGGCGGTCATTGTGCCATCGTTGGAGATGTGGCACTTAAATTCAGAATCGATATAAATTATTTTCATTTATGCCACCTCATTCAAACCACCATGCTTTTACAGTTGTTGTGACAGCCGATGTGTTACCTTCTGCTATTGCACCAATTTCGGGGGAAACCACCTGATTGACAGACGATATATCAAGAGATAGTTCCATATCTTTGTTTATATTCGCGCTGGTAGACGATGTAATGTTTGCATACCTCTGTGCCGCCGCCGTATTATTCGCTCCTACCGCCATCGCTAACAAGCCCTTTGTACTGTTGGTGGAAACGATTGCCTTCATAGTCTTAAACTCTGTAACATCAACCGTTGTATCAATTTTGAAATATACACCATTGACACGAGTTGATATGGTAGTCGATGGGATTTGCACAATGATGCTGTCTGCGTTCTTTGTGTAGGCAGCATCACTATAATTTTTTTAAAGGTAAGTGGGAATACTTCCTCACCTCTGTTATAGATATAAAACAACCAATCTTTCCACTCGCCATTTTGATAGCTTTGCACTTCCTTATTCACCCACACTCCGCCTATATACTGCTTTGCGGAAAAAGGGTGGATTATAATTCCGTTTTTTTTCAATGCGTTGAACTCAGATGTACTGGAAGGGCTTGTTAGGACTACAACGGTTCCATTGTCAGCCGGGACAACCATATTCGCAATAATTGATTTTGCATCTCCATCTCTAATAGATGCCCGAATAAATTTCGCACCAGCAGGAACGCTATAGGTTAAAGTATCGTTTTGTCTTAAAACATGGGAAATGGCGTTTCTATTAACGTCATAGAACCAGTGCGATACTGTTGTGGACGTATTGCTGTCCGCAGTGATAATCACACTTACAGTGCCATCTGGCAGCGGAATCATATCAGTTAACGTGTACGCATCTGACTGCGTTATTACACCAGAGTTGTTAATATAATAATCCGCAGTGGCGCCGACTTCAGTGTAAATCTCTTTTGTTGAAGAATACGGATTCTTTGGTGCGAATACCCAATAAGGGATATCAACGTCGGTGTTAACCCAAACCGTATTTTCTTTGGGATTGCTGGGCTGCGTAGTGCCTCCTACAACTTTAAAATTAAGGCTTGTTCCACCGCCGCTCATATTAAAAATCATTTGCCTTCCTCCTTAATTGAACACAGCCGCATTCACAGCAAGCGCAATATCGGGAACTTCCTCACATACAAATGTCAGCGCGCCCTCGCTCTGTGATGCGCAGCGCACTTCGCAGTCTGCGTATGCTTTGAAATTCTCTTCTGCGGGAGCAGGAGAAACAATGACTATGCTGTCTGCTGTTACGCTGTTCAAATTAACCGTCTGGCGCTTATCAGCCCAGCCCTCGACGCTCAGCGTTACGCTTGCGGCGGTTTTGGTTTTGCTTAGTTCTTCGATAACAGAGCTTTCAATTTCCGCCTTGTCTTCCTCCGTCCAATAGTCCACGCCTTTCACGGGGCTATATCCGGGTTCTCCCGCAGGAGGTAATTCTATGGACTCTATCTCCTCACGGACTATATCCACAAAGCTGTTGAACTTTTCCGCCACGACATTTTTTACAAGTCGGTCAAAGACCGCCTTGTTCTCAGCCGCCGTACCGCTGAGACGGTCGGGGGCGGAGGCGACGCCGTTGGTGCTGATATCCGAAGGCTGTATTTTCAGATTTTCAAATTTCATTTCTTTTCCCCCTCCTTGGTCTTGCCGGAGCAGCGGGGATTGCGGCAGATCCACTTATCCCTGCTGACACGGCTCATCTCGATTTTACATATGGGGCATTTCATACGATGTTCCCCCTTCTCCGCCTGTCGGCGCATTCTCAAAGCGCTGCCTCCAGAAGGCGATTATCTTGTCCTTGTCGGGAATATCCAGAACTTCAAGCTGCGCGGCGTAAAGCTGCCAGTTATCCTGATTTATCTCCGACTGGCAGAGGGTGCTCAGCGCCTGCAATGTGGCCTGCTTTCCCTTAACCACGCTATCACCTGCGTTAAGGGTCACATCCACCGTTGGGAAATAGTCCCATGCAGCCCGCACCACTGCACCATTTGCGTCATAGACTTCCGACATAGTCTCCGCGAACTCCGCGGAATTATAGTTCATACTCACGGGGTTTTCGCGGTTTTTATTTTTATCCGCACCCAAATAGATAAGGCGGTCATCGTCGAAAAACTCCAGCGCCAACCAATCCAGGAGGCGGTAAAGCCTCTCAAATCCGCTTCGTCGGTCGCTGGCTTTTATGCTCTCCTGCTCATTTGCATCCTCGCGGAGCATGGCAAGTCCCGCCGCTGTGGTCTGCCTTGTGGTCTCCTTGCCCATATTGGTCTCATAGTTTCTGCCTGCACGCTCTATCTGCTCCTTGAGATAGTTCAGAAGCAGCGTTGCATTGGCTCCGCTTTGCAGTCCGCCCATGCGGCGAATAGTCGCGCCCTTGTTCTTGCGGGCCACCACCACGGCTCCGGGCTCGTTGCTGAGAGTTTCGCCATCCGCAAGGGAGTCCTCCTCCATAATGAGGGTATCATTGCTGAGCAGCGCATCGTTGAGCAGCGCAGACGCAAGCTTTCTGTCCTGGGCATCCACCAGATCCATAATGGGGAAAAGCTCGCTCTTGTTCCAGAAGCTGTTTTCGTCCTTTATGCGCCAGTAGTGGACAAAGGGGAAGCTCTTGCACTGTCTGCCTGTCTTTTCCCAATACTTGGCGATGAGCTTCACTTCCACGCCTCCCGCCTGCACGCTGCAGCCGATATCTCCCGCCTCCACCTTCACCTTGCCGAAGGGGGTTTCCACCTCTGCGTCCTCAGGCCAGCGGAACCAGAATTCCATAATCTGCACCGTGTCCTCCCTGTCGTCGATGGAGGTGGAAAGGTCAAATATGCTGCTTTCGGAAACATAGCTGCCGCTGAGCAGCTCTTCGATATCCACATCTTTTTCTTCAAGCACCTTTCCGTAAAGCTGGCGAAACCTCACCTTATGCAGGGCGTAGACATAGGCAAGATACTGGCAATCCTGTATGTCTCCGCTCTTGACGGCGGGATCGGGATATATGGCCTCGGGAGACACGTCAATCACTGATATATCTCCCTCATGTATGCCGCAGCGGCGCTCGCTATCCCAGTATGCCTTCCAGAAAGCATCGCCCAACTTCAGCAGACGGCGCTCGTTGGCTGTGTTTTTGTGCTGAAGGTCGTTGGACTCCATTATGTATTTCACCGCGTATTCCCTTTTCTTGGCCTTCGCGCTGTCAAGGTCGCTGTCCCGGCCTCTGAACTCAGGCTCGGGAACGTTGGGGTCTATCTGGCTTTCCACGGCTATCCACGGATCGGGGCAAACCGCCGGAGTCCAGAAAATATTCTTCTCCCGGCAATACTCCTTCAGTTCGGAACTCACATCATGGATAAAGTTATAGTAGTCGTTATAGCGCTCCCATTCCCCCTCCACCACGGTTTTTGCCCTCTTGGCCTTGTCCAGAAGGTTCATCGCCGTGGTCTGCCTTGCCTCCGCGTCGGAGTAGTCATAGCCGGGGATGCAGGAAGCTTTCTTTTTCAATTTTTCACCTCTTGGCATAGTTTCCCTCCACATAGTTTTTAGTTATGGCGAAAACGCCGAAGCCCTCGTCCGCCACGCAGTTGCGCACCATAATCTGCAGGCGCTTATACTTTTTTACCTTGGAATTCAAGAAGAGCTCCCGGGCGCTGTCGTTGCTGTCAAAGCTCAGACGCTCAAAATCTATATTCTCCCAAGAGAAGATATCCAGCGTGGTTTCGGCAGCGATACGGGGGCCGGGGTCGCTGTCCGTGCGGAAATAAACCTGTGCGCTTGAGCGGCTATAAGGCTTGAGCGTCACCGCGCAGCCTCGCTTGAGCATGGTTTTCAGCACGGTTGCACAGCCGTCGTCGTCCATTTTGGTTGCCCACACAGAGTCTATGGGCGCTCCATCATCGGAAAAGCGCTCAAGGCTTTCAATGTCCGTGTTGAAGCGGCATACCCGCCCATCCGCCGTGCCAAAGAAAAGGTTCTCCTTTCCCTCGCTCTCAAAGTTGAGCCAGCATCGGGCGGGAATGCCCTCCCAGTAGTAGGCTTCATAGACGAAGTCACCCAGCGACTCGCTGCGGTAAGTTTTGCTCTGGCGTCCATCGAGGACATAAACGTGACCGTTTGGGAAGGCCAGCAGATACATTCCTCTCCAGCTGACGGCTTCGCTCTCACTCAGTTCCTCGCCAATCAGTCCGGAGTTTATGTAATAGCTTCTGTTCTGCCCCACTCTGTCGCCCGTAAGATAGTTGGCACTCAGAGCAAAAATACCCGTTCCGGAAACGAACAAGGGCTCGTCCAGCAAATTGGCAAAGCCACCTTCGGAAACCCCGCCAACACCGCTCACCGCCTGCTTCAGGGGGAAGCGCGCCTCCCCCTCGCTGCTGAGCTCTGCGCTGCGAAAAAATACGCTGGCGTCCTGTCCGTTATCCTTTTTCACAATGGCCTGACGTTCGCCAACGCGGCAGTAGCCCACTATTGGTACATCCTCAAGCCCTACCACGCTGTAACCCAGATCGGGAAAATATGTGGGGTCTCCCATGGCACTTATCCAGTCGCGGGCGGGATAAGATGGATTGCCGCTCAGAACTATTCTGTCACTGCTTCCCACACCGAAAGTGCTTATTATGCGGCAGCCATCGGCCATATCGGCGTAACCGGCCACGGTTTTGGGAAATGTTACTGTGAGCCCGTCCGCGTTGCCCGCTCCGGGTGCGGCAGGCGCTTCGGCGAAGCTTATTGTTCCTTCCGCTCTGTTTACCGTGAAATCTTCCACCAATTCTCCCCAAACCTCCGCTGTCACCTGTGAGAATGGGGAAAATTCGGCAGCAGACAAAATATCTCTGCCCCTGCTCTCGGAGCATTTTTCCATATCCGCCTCTGCGTCGCCTGCATAAACCTTTGCGTTTTCAAAATCCAGCTTTATACTCTCTCCCGCCTTTACGCCCCAAGGCGTTTCAAAGCACCAAAACAGCCCTCCGTCGGCAAAGAAAAGTATTTCCCCTTCCCCGATTGCTTCGCTCAGCACAAGCTCGGTGTCAATGCAGTCGCTGTCCAGCAGGAAGGTTTTTGTCTCCCCGTCCGTCTGGAAGCCGTTGCGCCTATAGGGGCTGAGAAGATTTATGGCCTCGTGCACCGCTCCGCCCCCGTCGCTCTGGCGGGTTATAACCGTTGTTGGGATATAACCCATATCTCGGACAAAGCTCACTTTTTCCCCTTCGCAGCATAGAAATTCCCTTCCTGTAACAATCCAGAATTTTCCACCGAGGCTGCGACCCCGGCTTTTGCTGTCGCAGAGATTTTGCGCAAGGGCGCGCTTTTCCCCGCTTTTCCTGTCCCAAAGGTAAAGGGTGTTTCCCGAATGCACATAAAAAATGCTCTCCCCTTTATAAACTGCACTGAAAAGGCCGTTTATCCTTTCACCAAAATCGGCAAGGGTTCTCCAACCGCAGCGTTTTTCAGGCATACCGCCTCCGTCGGAAACCATGTTGGTGCAAAAGGGAGAGCGTGTTTTGTCCACCAGTGCGGGATCTGTGGAAAAATCCGCGCCTCTGAATTTCTGATAGACGCTTGTTTTAATTTTTTTGCCCTTTCTTCCCTCCATCGTCTCACCTCCGGAAAAGGCTGTTGGAAAGCTCGCAGCCAAGATAGTCGGAGGTTAGCAAAGAGTCCAGCATATTTCGGTAAATGGCGTAAAGGGCACCGTAATCCATAACCAAATCTGTTATAAGCTGCTGACTGGCCACAAAATAGGGCAGAGCCTTGGCAGCATCTTCCCCCACCTCGAATTCATAGCTTCCCGGAGTGTTGGGGTCAATGGTGGCAGGTAGGGCAAAATACTCAATCTCAATTGGCGCTTTCTCGCTTTCGGGGATGATTATGCTTTTACCTTTCCAAGCGAAGGTCTTGGTAACCATATCGCCCTTCCACACTCTCACCAGTTTCAGAAAATCCGCAGGCATGGGATAATGGGTCTGTCCCGCTTTTCGCTCGATGGTGTGCATTCTGCGGATTTTCTTTATCTCCGCCGCCTGCTTCTGGGCGGTGTCGAAAAAATCCGCCATTTTCGCTTCTATATCCGCATCGCGGGTGAGGGCTCCGCCGGAGGAATATTCATCCAGCAGCATATAAACCTTGCGTTTTCCCTCGTCTAATGTCATTTTTCTCGCTCCTCTCTTCCGCGGGAGGAAGTTTTCATCCTTCCCCCGCGGAGGGGACAAAAGTCCCTCAGAAATGTTCCTTGTCGGTGGGGTTATTTACCACACCAAAGGCCACAAGGACGGGCAAAAGCACATCCAGAAGACCGTTGACGGTGTGGGAAATGTCAATCCCGGCAAACTCCTTCACGCAGAATATGAGCAGCGCGCCGATGGAAAGCCAGAGCGCCCAGCTTTTGAATCTGTTTCTCATACTCTATCCCCTTTCATCAGTTGGGATTGGAGAAGATGATAGGACGGGCGTCGCCCCAGCCGATGCCGAAGTCCACATAGCCGGTGTAAAGATCCTTCAGAGGATTTTCGGTGTCGCTGGGAAGCACCTTGGGACGGGTGATATAGACCAGCTTGAAAATGCGCTTCATAAGCACGGGGTCGCAGATTGCCCACTGCTTTGCGGTGAAGCCGTCCTTACCGCCGCCGATGACCATATACTGAAGGTCGCCCACAGGGTTTGCTGCGTTGGTGTTATCCTCGGGGTTGCGGAGGGGGCGGAACTTGGCGTTCTCGCCGCAAATCTTCTTGGCCTCTGCTTCCAGCTCGGGAGAGACAAGGAGCAGATTCATATCCTGCAGCACGGGGAGACCGTCGGGAGTCACGAATCGGCTTGCCAGAGACTGGGCGGAGGTGATTGCGCTTACGCTGAGGGTGTCGGTGATGAGGTTGGAGAAGGTTCCTGCCTCCTC